GTGCCAATCTGCACCTCCGTGCCGTCATCTGCGACATCGTGATGGATGCTCTGCCGCAGCGTGCCGCCGACATATCCGGGGATGCCTGTGCTTTCCGGCGTTCCGACCGGGCAATATTCAGCAGCGTGTCCTTCCGCAACAAGACCGCATTCTTCCATTGCCTGTGTCAGCGTCGTTTCCGTTGCGTGTAGTACATCTTTCAGATTTGATTTGATTGTTACTTCAATATCTGCCATGTTTATTTCCTGCGGTATTCCGCTCCGTATCTCACCTGTTCGTTTATGCCTTTAATGATCAGCCGCGTCCGACATCTGCAGTTCCATACCTCTTCTGCCGGTCCGTGCGGGTCACCTTCATGCATGCAGCCGTTTGAAAAAGGTTCGTCCACCGGCACTCGTTCGCCGTCCATGTGCGCATGTGAGTCTCGTGTGTGTTCGTCAAACGTACACATCCACTCTTTTTCACATTCCACTCCCGCCGCTTCTGCCGCTTCGTACGCCATCTGATGCCCTGCGCCTCGTGCGCCCGTCATCATGGTGCGTGCGGCTCTAATAGATGCCTTATCGGACATTCTGCATGTCGTCTTGATCTCTCCCGCCAGTTTCTGCAGCGGCTTTCCCTGTGAAATGCCGCTCTGCATGATCTTGTTGATCTGCTTTTCGTGCCATGCCGTTGCTGATTTCTCCGGGATTTTCCGTGCCGGAAATGTAGCCGCCGTCTGTTTCAGCCAGTCTTCGGCTTTCCGGTCATAGATATCGAACACGCCCTGCAGCGTCAATTCCTGCCGTTCTGCATACTTTTTCACGTCTCTGATAATCTTGCCTGTTTCTGCCAGAAACGCCTCTTTGACGCCCGTCTTTGTGCGTCTATTGATGGCCTGCGCTGCCTTTTTGTCTGCGGCTGTCAGACGTTTGGCGACTTGCCGCCGTGTCTGTTTCCATTTCGGCGATGTTAAACAAAATAACAAAAAGGCTCTCGCGTCGTCTTCGCTTTTTGCTTTTCTTTTCTCGTATTCCTGCTCGTACGGCTGCCAGAACTCTTCCAGGTCTTCTTCAGACGCTGCCTCGATCTCTTTATAGATTTCGTCGATCTCTCTTTTCAGCTGCCGCATATTCCTTCTCCTCAATCCTCAGGCGCTTGTTTTTTCTTCTTCCGCCCCCGGCTGCAATGTCAGCAGCCCTGTCTATCAGGTACAAAATAGCAACGGTCAGCGCCGCTATCAGTACCGCCTTAATTATTATCATTGTCTGCCTCTTCTTCAGGCGCTGTTTCGTCCTCGTCTGTCAGGCTTTCTGCATACTCTGCGGCTTCCCGTGCTTCAAGTGCTGCAATCGCTTCCTCTGCCTCTTCCGGTGTCAGGAAAGGTAATTTTTTGATCGTCATTTCGTCCGGCAGATACGGGGCAGCGCTCAATATCATGTTTGTCTGCTCTGTCATGTTTACCACCTTCTGCCAGGTAAATGTAACCTCTTCATCGGGCATTCCTGCCAGTGCCAGTATCTTGTCAAGTGCCGTTAAGATCTCATATTCAAGGTCTGCCGCCCGGTTGTCCTGTATCTGATATGCTGCCTGAATTTCCTGCGTTGTCTTCTGCGCAGCGGATAAAGACTCAACGTCTAACGCCTGAAAGTCTCTGTAGATGTCTTTTCTTAAGATTTCAAGCATTGCAGCTCTTGCGTTGTACGGGATATCCATCGTGTGCGCTTCTGCGCTCTGATCGTCGTCCAGTGCCGCCGCGTGTGTCGTTTTGATCCTCTGAATAAACCGTGCCAGATCGGGGTCATCCATGCCGCCGGCGTTCTTGATAACCCAGTAAAAGCCATTGCCGTCATCAATCTGATTCGCGAGGCCTGACTTCACCAAGTCATAGCAGTCAGAACTCTCCTGAATTTTTACGATCTCACTTTCTCTCGTATCACTTGAATAAAGCGGGACAATCGGCAGTTCTGAATAGTTCTGTCCGATCTCTTCCAGAACGCCGTCTGCCGCCGTCACCGTGCGTTTGATGCGGTACGGTTTCAGCGGGTGCACCATTTCCACTCTCTTTTTGTCTTCTTTGTATTCCGTGTATCCCTCCGGCGTGTACAGGGTGTAGTGATAAATAGTGCGTTCTTCCGCCTTTGTCTTCCAGAAACGGATGCCCGCCATCAGCAGCCCTGTGTCCTCATCGTACAGCGGACAAAAGCCCGGCTCCGTGCGGGTCTCGGCGTAACAGAACACCTCAACATGATCCAGATTCCAGAACAGAAACGCCCGTCCTGCAGCCTGTGCGTGTTTGACTGCCTTTGCAAGCTGCCTGTCAAACGTCTTGCCTAATTTTTCCTTGTTTTTCACGTCCCGCAGCATTGCGCCGTTTCCGCAGATATACTGCGTCATCTGCACGATCAAGCGACGGAAGAACAGGGTCTTCAGTCTGTAGTCAGCCCCGAACGGATCCTGCCGTGCAGCACCAGACAGGGTATATATCAGCTTCTGATACTGCTCAATCGTGGTATTATGTCCTGCATAGTACGCTTCGCCCGTCTGCGCCGTCCGGTAGTCTCTGCTCTTCTGCAGCTCTTCAACCGCCGTTTTGCAGAATGCGCCATATTCAGTTTCGTTTTTTTCCAGTAAATTCTGATATGTTTTCATTCTTTTTTAATCTTAATCACAAATACAACAGACGTTCGTTCGTCTGCTGTTTGGTTGCTTTGCTCAATATTCCCTCTGTATGCACAAAATAGCGAAAACTGTCGCAGCCGTGATCATATTTCTTTATCGGCATGTCTTTACCGTTTTCACATGCTTTCGGATCCCAACTGTAGACGCACATTTCCTCTATTGTTCCCTTGCAGCTCTTGTCAAAACAGATGATGTCCTGCGTCAGACACTGTCCCACTTCTGAGATACCCGGCAGAACGTCGTTCTTTGCTTTCCGTACCGTATATCCTGCCCGTTTTAAAGCCACTATTAAGGATGCCGCCGACGGGTCAACGATGACACGTTTCGGTTGTATGTCCTTCAAGAAGTCCGTTAAATCGGACACCAACTCTGCGTCGTCTTTCTGCCGGCGCTTGTCTCTGCCGCTGTAGTAATATTCACGGGCGCATATCCACTTTTTCTGATATTTGATTTTCCTCCAAAGTTGGAAAACCGTCGCGTTCTGGATGCCGTAGTCGCAGGATACATACCATTCTTCCTTCTCGTGCTGCCGTGCGTCCAAATTTGCCTCGGTTTCGGCTTCTGCTGCGACAATGTCCAGATAATCCACGACGTGCCGTGCCGTGCTGAATTGCGGAAATACGAGCCCCTCTGCGTTGCATCTTTCGCCTAATACGCAGCGCCGATACCATACCGAACCGGGCTCATACTGCGCCTCTGTTTCCGCGATACGTTCCGCCGTCAGGTTTACATTGTCATAAAGCGTGAAGTGCTCATAGTTGTATTTTTCGCCGAATTGCTCCGGGAATTTGTCAATATAGTCTTTATAAATATAATTAGCAGGTGAAGAAGGGTTCAGATCCCAGAACACCCGCCGTGTATGCGCTGCAAGCTGCCGGTTAAATGCTTCTTTGATAAACTCGGGATTCTGTAAGTCAATTTCTGTCGCGATCCACATCCCCAGGGAATAACCGCGGATGCGCTTGAAGCTGTCGGCTTTTCCGCCGCCGACAAAAACAACGATATATTCTCTGCCGTGACTCGTGATATATAAGGCTTCATTGTCCTTGTATTTTCCCCAACGACAACGACCTCTGAATATCCACTCTAAGCCGTAGCCGTTGCAGTCTCCAATAATGGTCTTGGCGGTTGCTACGGTTGCGCCGGATGCAAGATGTATTCTGTCTTTTACACCAAGATCAATCATTCGCGCGAACGCTGCGATGTTGTCGACACTCTTTCCGCTTCTGACTGCACCCTCGGCTACGGATATTGTGCTCTTGACCGCCGCTTGCATATATGCCTTGTGTTTATCGCTCCATTTCGGATGTAATGTTTTGCTCATAATAGCTCTCCCGGGACTCGAACCCGGACACCGTAAAGATATCTGGGCTTAAACCAGATGCGCCTACCAATTACGCCAGAGAGCCCAAATAGCAGGGGCGGGATTTGAACCCGCAGCCTCCGGGTTATGAGCCCGGCGAACGTCCATTGCTCTTCCCTGCGATGATACTATTGCGCCTTCGGAAAATATTCCCGGAAGAACTCCGATGCTGTGACAAGCTTCCCGGTCTTCTTAAAATGATTGAACCAGTAAGTCTCGGCGATGTCCGGTAAGCGGATGATCTCGAAGCCCCAGTCCGTGCCGTCTTCCGTGATATCCTCATCCTTGTACTGCTCGAAGGTGCCCAGCACTTCCTGTCTTGCGATCTCAACCGCTGGGATGCTCCGCTTTTCACTTTCCGCCTCAA